CTTAATTCTAAACTGTGCTGAAGCGTGTGCAAATGGTGACCAGTGGTCGTGTGCTACAAGATACTTAATAAGTTTTTCATCCTTATCAGTCATCTCTTCAGCAATTTTAGAATACGAAACTCTAGCCGCATTTACTACGGATAGATCACTACCCATTTTATCTAATCGTTCTACTTTCATGTTCTTCTCTTTCTAAAAAATCTTCGCCATAATGCCGATCTAGTCATTGACACCATGGTAAATATCAATGCAATTTGAAAGTTCTCAAAGATTGTAGGGTGTAGATCAAAAAATGGAAATATTGTTATCTGAATTACAATAGATAAAAAGAAGCCACTACCTACATCTATCATACTTTCTAATACATCACTCATCCGAAAAAACTTTCTAGTGAGGCTTGTCGTTCAAAGTTCCACCCGATTGCACTCACTATAAATCGTAATGGATCTAAAAATGATTTCTCGAATTGAGCGTCATAATCTACATACTGTTTTAAACCAAACTCTCTAGGCAGTTTAGTTGGGAAAGATATAACATCATCTTTAAATGGGTTAGGCATTTTCAATGTTAAGAATTTAATCTTATCACCTTCTTTAATAGTCTCATACTTATTTAGCAATTTACTATCTTGTCTTAAATTTAGATTATAGATCAATGCACCTTTCACATGGCGAGGGGTACTCTTTCTATAAATGTGTGTATTATCTTGATACTTCAAAAGACCATTAACACTTCTTGGGAAAGATACTTCTTCAACAGGCAGTTCAATAAATTCTTTTTTGAAGTCATCTATAAATTCTATCAAAGCATTTTCATCTTTAGTCATTATAACTGTTAGAGCCTCTTTGATTTTATCTCTACACGCCTTTGGTGTTGATGATTTAACTGCCTCAATACCCATTATCTTTAGTTTAGGTTCATCATAATCAACGCCTTCAGAATTATATACATTCAAAATATATCTTTTCTTTGCAGTCCAGATACCTTTGTTGGCAATCACTTCTTTATCCATCACCATCTTTTGTTTATAAGCGTGTGTGTAATCAGCCAACTCTTGATACTTCTCATCAATATAAGGTTTAAGTTTCTGATCACAAAATTTATCTAGAATATTTACAGTCTTTTTGATATCATCACCAAGACCCATTTTCTTAACAACATCACCCATACGAATATAGATTGAGTCTGTATCTGAAGCAACAACATAATCTACCTTTTCAGTTTTCAATAACTTATTAAGATATTCATTGACTCGTCTTTGTATAAAACGAATTGAATATTGACCTGCAAGTGTGATACCTTCAGCCTGTCTTACATCATAGTACCGACAATACTTATTACCGATAGCACCATAGGCACTATTCAATGCAATCTTTCTTGCCATTTGAATATTGTTATACTTAGAAATATTATTACTAATAGTTTTATTACCTTTATCTTTTTGTTGTTTCTTTTGCTCAATGATCATTAACTTTTTATATTTACTTCTATCTGTATAATACTTCTCCATCAACTCACCTAAAAAACCAGGTTTGTCAGTTCTAAATATCGCACCATTAGGTGTCATAGTTCTTTTATCAAATGCAGAAAAGTCAACATCACCTTCAAGCATTCTATCTACACTTGCAAGTTCAGGTTGAAAACCTATAATAGTTTCTGGCGATATATTATATTGCATAATCAAATGTGGATACAAACTATTCAAATCATAACTTACAACCCAATCGTGAAAACCTACAATAGGATCTTTTACATATGCACCTTCATAGCCACGAGCACCTTCGTGGTCTATCTTTTGTGGAACAACAATACCTTTATCTTTTAAGAAATTAAATATGATTGCATCCCACATGGTCACTTGTTGGAATACTTCTTGAAAATTTACCTTTGCCTCATAGGCCATAGTCAAATGCAATTCAATCAGTTTCATTTTATCTTCCAACTGATCAACTAGTTCTACATCTTGAATATTATAATCTACAAATGACTGGTAGTCCTTGGTGTACCATTCTTTGAAACTATCATAAGGATTCTCATCTTTGAAATCACCGAGTTCTACACCAGCAACAAAGTTAAGTCTATATGATTCTAGTTTTGTATAAGTGTATTTCTTATACAAGTCTAGATAATCTAAGGTTGATACACCAAGAATATCGTAATGCTCTATCTCGCCGCCGAATTGTTTACTTTGTTTCTTACCTTCAACAATACCCCACGGACTTAGTTTTAATGATTCAGTTTCACCTAGTAAATAATTAATACGATTAATTAGATAAGGCATATCAAAGAACTTACAGTTCCAACCGGTGACGATATCAGGATCATAGTCTGCCCAGAATTTAATAAATGCTTCTAGTAAAGACTGTTCAGTAGGAAATTGATGATAGGTTACTTTATCATTATCATTTTTGTATTCACCTATACCGAATACAATTATTTCTTTTGTTGAATGAGATTTTACGGTGACGCATAATAGAGGCTCGATTGCAGTTTTAGGATCAGGAAAACCATTGGCACATTCTGTCTCAATGTCAATAGTAATAGTATTTAATTTAGAAAGATCCCACTCTATATTGCCTTTGAATTCGTCTGATATGAAAGCGTGTTGATGTCTAGTATTACCGAAGTATTCAAACCCGGTGACACCATCATATTGTTTCAACCACTCTCTCGCTTCATATGTAGAATCGAATTTGATTCTCTCACATGGCCGGCCATCTAGAGTCTTATACTTTGTTTCTTTTTTAACTGGTACGAAAAGGGAAGGTTTATAACTAATTCTTTTTTGAATTCTTTTACCGTTAACAATGGCACGAACTAAGAGGCGCCCACGGTGTGGTATGACGGATGTGTAGAACTTCATATAACTATTATAACAGTTTTATATTGGTTAGTCAAGCTGTTTGTTTGGTAAATGCGTAAAATATCTCAATAGGCTAAGGCCATTAGACTCATCTAGTCTGTCTCCTGGCATTGGTTTGTTTATATCTAACCATAATGGTAGATTTAATTTGGAGTGATTTTGGCAACTTCGCCATAATATCCTTTTATTAGGATTTAAAGTATTGGCATTGTTTCTAGCGTGTATTGTAAGCAACTGATCAAAGATTATAATATCACCATCTTCCCATTCGTGGTCATATCTATACTTGTCATTATCAATATAACTATCAAATAATTCCATAGAGAATTGTGGATCATCAATCATATCTTCAACAACAGCCATAGAACTGAAGGTGTATTTACCCCACTTAGTTTCAGTAGGACATTCAAAAACAAAAGGTATATCAATACCTTTATTGCCTGGTACAACACCACCTAATTCTTTAGACTTTATAATTCTTCTAGTATTATTACTAGGTGTATTATCTTTATATAATTTAACAATCTCATTTATAAAATCATACTTAGATTTGTCTATTTGACCAGATGTCAATGACACTAAATCTCTAGCAACTTCTTGAGGATTATTAGATTTTGTTTTCAACATTCTGCCTATTTTGGCTCTTAATGTTTTAGATTTATTTTTTTGTGCTTCAGTAAAATCTGAATATGCTCTATTAACATTTGCTACAGGTGTTATACTACCTGCTGTATGTTGCACACCATATAGAGATACTATATTGCCGTGTTGGTGAGTGAAATGATTAGTTAAGTTTGTGTGAAAAACTAAATCTTTGATCCCAAATAAACCTCTAGGATTACCACTAACTTCTTGAACCCAGGGGAAATCTGAATTGAACCATCCCATAGGATTTAGATAGTCTATATCATTATTGTTAGTGTATTGTTGGCCTGTGCCATAAGTTATGCCATCTTGTTGTACTCTAAGATCAGCATTCTTTTTATCGTATGAGCTTTTTGCTTTCTCTATTACCTCTTTAGGATTGTTTGACTTTATATCGTCACCGTAAATCCAACTCTCCCAATCAAGTATGTTATCTCTAACCAACTTGTATTGATTATCTCCGAAAGCACTAGAAAGTCTTGAGAAGTCTTTTAACTCTAGGTCTTGTTTTTTTAAAACAATGCACCCATAGTGTAGTAAAAGATGACCTAAATCTTTTAATTGATTGTCGTTTATTTCTTTTACTTTAAGATCAACAAAGGCTGCGTTGCCGTTTGCTAATTCTTCTATCACTATTCAGTAATTAAACCTTTAGGTGTTTGTATCAAACCACTACCAAAGTTTTTGTTATAATGATTCAATAGATCAAGACCAGGTTCTTCTATTAAAAGAACATCATCTTTCATTATATTGATCTCTCTTGAATCTGTAAATGGGAACCAAGGGGCGAATTGTAGAGTGCCTTGACCACTCTCTCCTGCACCAACAAAACCTAATGCCATAGGTTTCTCCATAGTATATTTGTCTTTCAACTCACTTACTTTAGCAATTATAAAATCGCCCACTTTTAATCGTAGGACTTTCACTTCACTTGTATTAGCCATTATTCTTCCTTTTGTTTGTCAGCAACAAATGGTGTAGTCAATAAGTATTTTCTAGCAGGGTTAACCATAACATTTAATCGCTTCAT